GTCTCAGCATTCGTCTCTGCAGTCTCGGCTCCAGTTTGTGCAGTCTCTGCGGCGGTCTGGGCGGCTTCAGCGGCTGTCTGCGCTGTTTCTGCATCGGTTGCTGAGGATGCCGCATTCGCTTCTGATGTGGAGGCATCGCTCGCTGATGATGCGGCGTCGGAGGCTGAAGAGGCGGCGGCGGTTGCGGAGGCTTCTGCCTCTAACGCTTTTTCAGTAACTTGGTTGATGGATACGTTTGTGGATGCATCACCACTACCACCTGTGCCACGAAAGATTGCCACTATAGTCTCTCCAGATATGAATTAGAAAGGAGAAGCCCGCCGAAGCGGGCCACCCTAGGCAGTTTAGGCAGGGAATGCCAAAACCAATGCACTCTCAGGACGCAGTACCTTAGTACCGTACAGAGTGTCTGCAGTGAACAAGTCACCGAGGTATTCTTGCTTGTACTGAGTTTGAGTACGAACACCCATCTGCTCAGCAAAGACCATTGCATCACGATGACCCAAAATACCCGCCTTCACGTCGGAAGTGGAGTTTGAGTTGTCTGATGCGGCTTCAATAACTGGGCAGTTGGTTGAAACGTAGATGTCGATGCCATAGAGGCTACCAACATTGCCGTTAACAACAGTTTGTCCAGATACGAAGTCAGAAGACACGTAACGCTCAATACCACGGATGGTTTGAATCACTGATGGAGGTACAACGAGGAAACGCTGATCCATCGGTACGTCGTTGTCGTCCAACTGCTTCACAGCGGCACGGAAGCCAGCGTCTGTGAAAACATCAGCAGGCACTACAGTGTCCAGTGCATAAGCAGTGAGCCCTGTAGAATCATCCATGTAGAATGAATTGCTATGTACCCAGTCTGTACCAGTACCTGCGTCATCACCCAAAAACTTTCCGAGTGTGAAGAGGTCGGTGTCCACCTGCTTAGCCAATGCATATCCAGCATCAGAAGTGTAGAATTGACGCAGTGAAGACAATGCTTGTACGTCTGTGATGTCTTCAATCATACGAGAATACTCGTAGTGCTGATCGATAGAAACAACCACTTCAGATTCTGTTGCTGTGATGAGGCTCACTTGTGTCTCAGCTTGCTTTGCAGAAGCATCGCCACGAGTAGGCTTAGGAATGTGAAGAGTGTCACCCTTCTTGCCTGTCATAGGCATACGATTTACAAGATTGGCAAGAACGAGAGACTTCTCGTATGCCGCTACGATTTCGTCACTCCACAGCTCTGGAATAAAAGTTGCGGCTGTAGTATTAGTGACATGGTTTGTACCAAGTGCCATGATTTAGCTCCTTAACGCTAAAAGTCTATTTTACACGTCCCTCAGCATATGCCTGCATAATCTCACTAGAGAGTTGCTGGTAACGCTTCGGATCTGTGCGCATGAGTTCAATAATGTCGGCACGACGGTAGATTTTACGACTAGGTGCTTCACCTGTTTGCGCTCTTTCCAGAGGCTCAAAAGCTCGTCTGCACTGTCAAAATCAAATTTCTGATCTGCCCGTAGATAAAGTTCTGTTCTCACCTTTGAAGCACCCACCCACTCTGCAAACGCTTCGTCTTGGACGATGTCTTTGAAGTCGGGATGTTTCTCTTGCAATTGACCGAGTATAGACGCTTGCTTAGCTTGACGTGTATACTCTTCAGCTTCTTTAATCTTCGGGTGACGATCAATCACCTTCTGCATAGCGGCTTCAGGATCGTAGAAGAAGTCTATGTCTTCCTCTTCCTTCTGTGCCTGTGGGCTTTGTTTTTGTGTCTCAAGTTGTGTCTTGACGAAGTCGTCAACGATTTTTCGAAGCTCTCCCACCTCTGAAGATTGTTTGCCCAATAGCTTTTCAGCTTCTTGATGCATCCTGACAATATCTTTAAGGTCTTTGCCTTGATATTTTTCAGGAATTACTTCTTCCTGTGAGTCTGGTACAGGTGTCTCTTCAGGCTGTTCCAGTGTCTCTGCTTGTGTGTCTGCTTCTAGACTGGTGTAGTCGTCGTTTTCGTCTTCTTCGGGACGCTCGATAAATGTTGCCATATTGTACTCCGTGCTATTTTAGCATTATGGAAGTGTTATTTACGTGCGGCTCTCTCATGATCCTTAGCCCACTTATCATCCGCATCTGGCCAGCCAGTGCCTTTATAATGTGTTCGAATCGGAGAGATTATCCGCACAGCGGTGTGACCACAATCCAAGCATGTTCTAAGGGTCTCGTCAGAGTTTACCCAATGCTCATCAATGCAGTCGCATTCGGTGCACTTGAAGTCAAAGCGTTTCAGCACGTTCTGCCTCCAAGATAGCATCGTATGTTTCTTTCATTGCGTCTTCAAAGCTAATCAGTCTTTGAAGCACGCTTCGTTCGCCCTGTACCAGACGCAGTGCACCTTCATCCTTAATGTCCTCTATTCGGTAAGAGGTGAATGAATCCTTTAGGTCTAGTACAAACTGCTTCCAGCCCGGATGGGCAAACAAATCAAAATACAATTCGTAATACTTTTCATCTTCTTTGGTCAACACATTCTCCTTATCGGTGCGTTGTCTTTATAGGAATATTTTACCAGATTTTTCTACAAAAGTCAAGACTTGGCATTAGAATTGCTAGACTGACGTGACACAGGCTTCTTAGACTGTGCTTCCAAAGCAGTGATACGCTCATCTAGTTTTGCCAATACATCATTGACATCTTTTAAAATTTTATTCATATCGTTCTGGGTGATCATACGTCATTCTCCCTCATCTGTTTATTTACAATCGCTTCATCTGATGCAATCGAGCGCTCTTTAAGCAACAACTCAGCGAGCTTAACTCGACGCTCAAATTCTTTTTCATCTTCATCGCCGGGCTCTAAATTCGTTGTGAGCACCTTCAGACGGTCTGTTTCGGCCTCGTATGCTGTTAAGCCTGTCTCTGCCGCATTCTTACGTGCACGGCTCTGTGCTTCAATAGCCTGAGACTGCGTCAGCTCCAATTGCGCCTGAAGCTGTTGCATCTGCGCTTGCATCTGCGCCTGTTGCATTTGTTGCTCTTCAGGATTTGGCTGATTTGCTTGTTTGAGGCTCTGAATAATCTCTTCACGATTTGAGAGATTCATATTCTCTACAATGCTCTCAATCAACATTGGATACATTGGGCTATCAGGCGACATTGTCTGTAAGAGCTGTACCAGCTGTGTCACCTCATATTCACGTGCAATGATGCCAAGAGAGCTAGAAGCTACAAACTTGTAGTCTTGTACAGGATAGAGCTCTGGATCAAACTGCATATACCGATATGCCGCTTTCTGCACGAATGGGAGCAAGAAAGCCTCTTGAAAGTTGATGAGCGTTCGCTTGTGACGCTTAATAATCGCTCCAAGGCTCATGGAGATGCCAGCGGCTGTGCTGTCTCCATTGATGGAGCCGGGAATACCAGCGGCATCAATAGCACCTGTAGCCATCTGCACCATCGTTTGCAGTGCGGCGGCTTGGTTGAATGTGTTGCCATCCAAGGCACCAAACTTAAACGGCTGTAGAATCTCTGCAGGGTTGCCGTTGGTGAGGATGGTTTTGCCCGGCCTAATCTCCATCTTAGCGCCTCTAGGCAGGCGTGAAGCGTCCACAGCCAACATAGGGTGTACAGTGAGGGCTAGAGCGTCAATACGGGCTCGTAGCTCTGTGTCCAATGCCTTCTGAGCGTTGTAGCCTTTTTCGCAAATACCACGGCCCCAGAAGCGCCCCGGAACAACGTCCCAAGGGAATGCAACAACAGGGCGGTCTTGCATCATGTAGGGATTCTCTTCCACCTTCAACAGCTGTCCACCGTTGGCGATGACAACAATGGCTTCGACGTACTGCCCTTGTGGGATGTCAAGGTCTTCGATTTCCTCTTCAGACAATCCATCACTAATCGCATCAACATACAGCTCAACAGGAATCAAGCCGTAATACTTTGTCAGCCTAATCTTGTCTTCGTCATACATCACCAATTGCTTGTCAGGCTCTAAGTCTGTGTCTGTGTATGTTGTTTCGAGCTCTACGTTTCGATAGATGCCATTTTCTATACCAGACTCAACTAAATGTTTAGGAACAAACTCATCAATTGCACAGCCCATCGCTTCTTCAACGCTGGTGGCAACAGGATCGATGAGAAAGTTTTGAGGCAAGATAGGACGTAGCTTAACAACATACCGATCTGTCTCCATCACACCGTAGGCCTGCATAGCCCCTTCCAACACTGGCTGTGTTGCCGGTCTCATCTCTTTCTTTTCTTCTAAGGTGATTTCACCGATGCCTGTGCCGAAAATAGCACTGTTAAGGATGCACTCCGCAACAGACTTCCTCACCTGTGTAAGCTGAAAGTCTTCACTAAGCTGGTTGCGAATCACTTGAATATCAATCGGGTTGGTGTCGCCTAAGTCGTCTTTGATGTCAAACCAGACGCCTCGTCCAAATGTAGCCTCTTCCACCTCTGCAACAGCACTCTCTACAGCTTGTTGCAACGCCGGGCTAATCAGCCGTGAACGCTCACTCTCACGCATTTTATCTGAAGGATCCCAGATGCCACGCCAGAGTCTGTAGTATTCATCAAACTTCTGCTCGTAGTTTGCTTCGTAGTGGTCACGCCATTGATCGCATTTACCCACCACCCAATTAGGCAAACCAGCTGTCATCATTGAACGATTTTCATAATCCATGTTTAATACCCTGCTATTGGATCGATGATTTCAAACTCTGTTTCTTCAAAGTCCATGTAGTAGCTCACCTTAGCGAGCTGATCTATATAGGCCAATGCGTCCACCAAGTCGTCGTGCACTAACGGATTGGGGAATTGAAAGAGCTCATCCAAAAACTCCGTATTCCAATCGCCTTCCGACAGTGTAATTTTTCCGTGTTCAAACCGGCCTTGTAAAGCCCACACCACTCTATCCACTTTTTTCTTATTGCCGTGTGTCAGCTCTTCTACACGAAAGAATCGCTGATTGGATTTCATCATGTCTGT